ACCATGGATTGCCTTGAGGTCCTGTGCGAGTTCTAAGGAGTACTCTGCCTTCAGAGCTCTTGAACGTGCAGTTACGGTGACTTTCTCGATTGAGAAAGCCATCTGGTTGAATGCATTAGTACCCGTGTCGAGTGCTTCAGAACTCTGGGTCTTCATGCCCTGACCAACGTTGTATCCAGTGGATACAGCAGAACCAACAGGGTTCAGAACTGAAGGGTTAGTACCTGCTTGTGAGGTAGTACCCATACCAGCAACACCATCGGTGAAGTCGGTGAGGTTGAATCCTGCGTCCTGACCAGAGAATGCGGTATCTGCTTCGTTGTAGAACGCTTCAGTACCATTCTGGTTGGTGTACTTCGAACGCATTGCGAAGATCAGTCCAGTAGGACCGCTCATTGGCTGAACACCTGCGAGGTCATAAGCGACCAGGTTAGGCATTGAACGTCTGATCAGTGAGATCAGAACGGGGTCGAAACCTGCAACAGGTGAAGCAGCAGAACCACTAAAACCAGCATTACCGGTTGAAGATGGGTCAGTGTTTACGTTTGGTTGCTCAGTCAGCATTCCGCCCTGTTCGAAGGCAGATTGCTCACGGAGGAATCTTTCTTGGTTTTCCAGCAGGACAGCGGTTACAGCTCTCTTATGAGAATCTTTGATTGACTCAAGTCCCTCATAGTTGAGGAGAGGTGCCCACTTTTCCTGCAGATGCTCTGATTGGAACATTTGCGTTTACCTTAGTGAATGTTTTTGTTTGATTTAATGTTAAATTCAGTTTTTGTTGCCAAAAGAACCCAGGGTTCTCAGGTATGCAGACATTGAATTTGAGTATGACTCATGCTGAACATCTACACCCTCAGAAAGGGTTTCGGTTTTAGCAGAGGAAGACTGTGGTTTGGAGGCGAAATACGACTCCTTCAGTGTCTCCAGCTTTTCACGATATTCTTCTTCACTTTCAAACTCAACACTTTCAGCAAGTGAGGCGAGCTTCTCTTTCTGAGTCTGTGCAAGACCTTCAGAGACTTGATCTAAGATTCCATCAGCAACCGACTCTGCGAGACGCTTGTTAAGGGAAATATTTTTCTCAATCTGCTCGTTGAGTTTTGTTTCCATGTCATCAAGTTTTTCTACCATGCTCTCAAGCACATCATATTTATCTTCAGGGATTGATACATAATGATCTTCAAAAAGACCCTTCATTCCTTCAAGGAATGATTCGGTCATTTCGGTCTTAAGACCTTGTTCAATGGCGAGTGCGTTCTCTTCGAACCACTCGTCAGAAACATATTCCAGATAAGAATCAACACGCTCAGCGAGTGACTCCTTCATTTCTTCTACTTCTTCTGCAAGAGCAGCAGCATACTGTTGCTCAAGCTCTTCCTTGATTGAAGCAACCTTCGAACTGATTGCTGCCTCAAAGATGGTTTTTGCTTTTTCTTTGAACTCTTCAGAGAGTTCTTCGCCACCGAGGAGAGCATTGACATCTTCTTCGATGTCATACTCAGCAACAGTTTCTTCCTCAGCAACTACTTCATCAGTAGTCTCTTCTTCTTCCTCGATGACTTCTTCGGTGGAGAGTTCTTCTTCTTCCTTCATTCCTTTCATTGGATCTGCTGCCTTAGCGCCTTTGTTTACAACATCCTTAACTTGCTTAAGAGTACCGCCAGGAGTCTTCAGCTTTGCTGAATCATCATCTGGACGATAGTTGTCTGGGGTAGGACCACCAAGATCCTCTACGCTACCAAGTTGAGTACCTGGATCAGACATTTTTGGCATTCCTTCTGCTGCTTTTGCACCTGCATTAACAGCAGTTTTGGATTGCTTAGTGCCTACTTCCATTTCGTGTAATTTTTTGCCACTAGACATTTGAACTCTCCGATTTACCTATGTATAATCTATATTTATTTATTAAATTACAAATTTGACAAGAAGTTATTAAACAAGTCTAATTTCTTCTCATCAAGTTGTTTTTGTGTAACAAGTGTGTTAATTTGTTTGTATGTTCTTTCAGCATACTTCTCACGAAGAATACCACCATCCCATACCCACTCTTTTCCTTCCATGATACCTTCAACGAAAGCATCAGGAGCAGAAGGATCAGCAACGATATCAGCAGCAGTTGCAAGCATGAAGTCGTCACCAACGACATTGATTCCCTCTCTTGTCATTTTGAGTGAACCAATACCACGAGAGGAAACGCCAAGTTTTACACCTTCTTCAATCAAAGAAGATGCAATCTTGCCCATGGGGGTATTTAAGATTTTTGCTTTACCAATAAAGTTAGAACCACTCTCTTTCAGAGAAACGATTTTGTGAGAAACACGATCAAGGTTTACAGTTGGACCATCTGGATGTCCCAGTTCTCCAAGTGCTCTACCTGCTTGAACGTGATTTTCGCTATATCTTTGAACTTCACGACGAAGAGTTTCCATAGGATACATACGACCATTACGGTTCTTGATGTTTCCTTGGAGGAAAACTCCCTCAATGTACATTGACTTCTTGCCGTTCTTTTGTTCGACAAGAAACTCTACTGATTCGATTTCTTCTCTAATAAGTTTCATCAGGCCGCTCCGCTTGTTTGTACTTGTTGGATATATAACGAACCTGACCCAGTTCTGGTAACAGCAGCAACTTTAAATGATTCTCTTAAATTTGCTTCAGGTGTATTAAATGCAGTGGTTATACCAGAACTATCATGGGTAACAACAATTCTTGTATTATAGTATCCACCAACATTTGCAGTAGTGTTTACTGACTCAACTGCTTTGTGCGTGAAATCATAATATGATTGACCACTCACAGTTAAAGATACAGTATCACCAACTGCAAAAGGAGAACCTGTTCCTTCTGGGAAATCAATGATGGTTGTAGAACCAGTAGTAACTCCCACAACTCTTTGAGAAGCTGGTTTGCTAATCGAAATAGTTTCAGGATTACCAACCGTAACCAGATAATCTTGTACAGTTGCAGTTGGATTAGTTCCGATAGCAACATGAGCATCGTTACCGATTGCAACCACTCTCAAAGTGTCTGTTTGTTTGTTCAGGGCAATTGATTGAACACTGGACGAACCAGTAACAATTGTTGAACATAATCCTACTGGTTTATGTGCCATTATTTTTTAAAAGTCATTTAATAGTTATTTATAAATCTCTATACACCATCATCATCGGATTCATCATCAATTTCTACTTCATCTTGACCGAATAAAGAATTCGCTGCTAAAGGACGAAAAGCATCTACTCTTTCTGCAGATTTGGCGAATAAAATATCTTTAATTTTGTCGCTAATTTGAGAAGGTGACTCATCAGTAGCAATCATATCTAAAAGTTCTTCCATTTTAATAAATCAATAGTTAACTACTCGTATTTATATTTCGCCGCCCTTGGGCAGTTCTGGTGCTTCTGCTGCAGAACCATCAATTTCTGGTTCCATCACAGGTTTGCCCAGATCCATTCCTGATGCGCTATCTAAAGGCAAACCAGTTTCTGGATCAACTGGAGCATTTGGATCTGGAATAATTCCATCTTTAATTTCTTTCTTGATCAATGCGTCTTGCTCAAGAATTTCAATATCAGTTTGACGAAGGATCTTACGTCTTACATAATCCTGAGAGAAATACTTACCAACATATGGTTCTGCAGTTTGAACCATTGTCAGTCTTTCGTTAAGAAGTTCTGCTTCTTTAAGTTCAGAGAAATGATTATCATAGAGGAAGTCATATTGAATATGCTCACTCATTACTTCCCAGTCTTCAGGAGTAATAATATTTTTAAGGATGAGTTGAGTCTTCAACATGTCATTAAACATATTGGAGAATCTCTTTCTCAAACGACCAACAAACTTGGTGAACTTGAGTTCGTCTCTCAGGATCTCAGAAGATCTCCCCAAGTTAAACCCACCTTCTCCATCCATTCTTGATGGGGGAACATTAAGGGACCTGTATAATTTCTTTTTAAAATACTCAATATCAGTGATTTCACCAAGATTTTGTCCACCTGGGAGAGTTGAGATTTCTGTTCCTCTTCCACCTTCTCTTCTTGGAAGCCAGAAGTCCTCAAGCATTGCCATGTATTTTTTGTCATCACGGATCTCTCCAGTGTTTGCATCATAGACAAGTTTGTTGCGATAGCGCATCATAACGTCACGCAGATATTGTTCTGCCTTTACCTTAGGAAGATTGCCAACATCAATGTAGAAAATTCTTCTTTCTGGTGCTCTTGACAAACGATAGATGACCAGAGAGTCTTCAATCATACGAAGTTGATTGAGTGATTTGATCGCTTTGTGGAGATATGAAAGAGTTGATCCCTTATTTCTATCAACTAAACCCGAAGTGCAATAGGTGATTGCATCTTTTGCAATCTTAATTCCTTGACTTGCACCAGTTTGCATTGGGTTGCCAGTTGGATAAACTGACTTTGGATTATAAATGAAATACTCTTCAATTTCAGGGAAGTCATAATCCATAGGATTATCACTTTTCAGTTTATAAACAGCAGATGCTCCTTTGTCTCCTGATTTTTTCTTCTGCTGTCTTACATAACGCATCTTCATTGCGTCAATATAACGCAACTCTTGAATACCTTCTTGGGGATTCTTCAAATCAATAATTTTGTGGTAATATAATCTTCCATCAATGTACCAGTTTCTATAAATCTCATGCGCCTTTTTATCAAAGTCCAATAAATCTAAGATATACTTAAATTCTTTGCGAATTTTTTTCTTAATACCATCACTAGCATTTAAGTTTGAAAGTTCAATTTCTACAGGAGTATCATTTGTATCAGATACAATTGCTTCATTTACAATATCTTCAATGGCACTGTCACACTCTGGGTGAAGTGCCATTTCACGATATCTTTTAATTAAATCAAATTCAGTTCTGTATACACCCTCAATGTCAACATAAGAACCAAAAAAACCACTACTCATATAATGGTCAACCCCGTCCTCATTGTTAGGAGGAACGGGGGAAACCGCAGATGGTGATAGTGGCTCAGTGTCCTCAATAGAGAACCCAAATAATTTTGCCATTATTTAAAATACGTTAACTTTCTACTATTTATCAGAAGATTACCGAACCAGTTTGGTCACTCTGACCAACGTTGTCCTGACCAACGATGATGTTATTAACTGCAAATTCTACAGTGTACTCTTCGATGGCATCACTTGAATCATATGAAAGATCAATAGATGAAATGTTAACAGGGAAAATATCAGTGAAAGTATAAACTCTCAAAGGAGTTGATGCAGTTCCTCCAGCAGCTGCTGAGTTTGACTGACTGTTTCTTCCTTGATCATAACCTCTGCCAAGTTGAGAAACAAAGGCATTGGTCATATATGAAGATGGATCAGTTGCACCAGTATTGTTTTCTAATTTAGCAATACCATTCATCCAATATTCCATCGCTGTTCTGATGAGGAAGTTTTCATCATTAATGATGGTAACAGTCCAGTTTTCAATAGTTCTGTCTCCAGCAACTTTGAAAATTCTTCCTCTGAAAGGAACATCAATTGATGCTACACTTGATGCAGGAAGTTGTGCTGCTTTGCAAAGGAAACTAAATGTTTCTTGCTCTTCACCTGCAGCACTACCCCAACTAGCACCAGCAGAAGTTGCTGCTGCTGGCAGTGCTGGGAGACTGACCTCAAACAGATTGGGGCGGGCGCCGCCACCAATCATGTTTGATTTGAAGTTTGAGATTGTGCGTAAAGTAGACATTGTTGAATCCTCCTATAAGTTAGTTAATGATTATCAAACTCTACCAGCTACTTCTTCGAAACTTACGCCTGTGCGTGTTGCAACAAAGGTAAGAGTGATGTAGTTGATTGACTTAGCAGGCTTCAGGAAGATGTCTGCTCTGAACTCATTGTTATCAATAACATCAGGTGTGTTGTTTGTGCTGTCACAAACAATCAGGAATCCATAGAGACCTCTCTTCGCTTGAATATCGCGGAGATAAGGTTCAACAATGTTTCTAAAGTTTGCTCTGGTCAGATCATCGTTGATTTCGAAGAGTTGAGCATCTGCTGCTCTTTGAAGTGCTTGCTCAATTGTAAGGAACAAGCGGCGAACGTTGATTCTATCGAATGCGGACTGATAACTAAGAGCAGTCTTATCACCAAAGAGAAGTGTTCCAACACCAGACTTGGTGATGAATGAGTTAATTCTCTGTGGATAGAGACGATCTCTTTGTGCTTTGTTTGGATTGTATGCAAGTTTAACTGCATTATTGATAACACCACGCTGCTGTCCAGCAGGTGAGAACCATGGGAATGTGGTCAAACTTGTGCGTACCATCAGACCAGCAACATCAGCATTCGTTGGGATGTAACGGAATACATTGTTGAATCTATCATAAGTGTACTTATATCCACTATCAAAGACTGCATATGATGAAGATGAAAGTGAACTGAAGTAGTTGATCAGATTTGATGTTTGAGTATCTGTATTAATTACATTTACCAAGTTTGCTCTGTGTGGTCCAACTGTTGCCATGCAATCTTTTCTTGATTCTGCAACAGAAATCAGATAGTTTGCTTTTGCTTGAGAGTCAACTTCGTTGACGCAACCAGGACCCATGATCAGGTAATCAACTTCAACTTCATCTCCATTTGAGAAAAGTCCATATGATGTAATCAGATCAGAAAGATTCGCCTTCATTCCACCAGCAGCGGAATAATCAACTCCTCCACCAAGGGTATAAGATACGTTTCCAATTGCAGAGAACGTTACTCCTTGTGCATTGAGTCCCCAGAGACCATCTCCAGTTGTTACTGCAGTAAAGTCAGTTGAGAATCCAGTTGCTCTTGGTGCAGTATTGTGATAAGAATCTGCTGCAGAAGAAGGATTATATCCAGCATAAACATTCGCTGAGAAATCTGCCAGATAGTTCTTGTAGTAAATCTTTTGTGGAGAATTTACTGCAGAAATTGCATCTGCTGCCTTTGAAAGTCCAATATGCTTTTCTAAGATGTTGCCCTGAATACCAGTGATAGATCCCTTATCATCAACGATTGCAACGTGAATTGCATCGTTCTTACCTTGTCTTGAAGTGACGTAGTTATTTGAAACTGGTTTTGGTGCAATAGACTTCCAATAAACAGTTGAATTGGTCAAACCAAGAGTTTGTTGATCGTACCAATCAACTGCAGTTGCAGGACTTACGCCTGAACTATATGCTCCAGTATTAATACCAGAGTTATTGACAAAATAGATTGTGTCAGAAGTATCAAACGATGAGAAAGCACTTCCTTCAGCATAACTGATCTTAGTTTCTGTTCCTGCAGAAGAAACTCTAGATACTACCTTAACAGTAATAGTGCTGTTTGAATTGGTAGAATCTGTAGTTACACCAGTAATGATTCCTTTCAGATAACCATTAAATGTTGATGTTGTTCCAGTTCCAGGAATTGCTACATTAGAAATTGCAGCAGTAACACCAAATCCAATTGATGCGCCTGCAGTTGCAAGACTTGCTGTTGAGATGCCAAGAATTTGGTCTCCAAGATCATCAATCGTACATACCTTCAATGAATTTGCCCAAGAACCTGGGTTCTTTGCAGCATAAGTGAATGAAGTATCTGTTTGATGATTATTTGTATAATCGTCGTAGTTGTATACTTTTAAAGATGTTGTTGATGCAATACCAACACCTGCATTAGCGTTGTTCAGAGTAGAACCAGCAGTTCTTACAACCTTAAGAACTCCACCATATGAAAGGAAGGACGAAGCACTCATCCAATATTCATACTGAGCATCTGTTCCGATGGGCTTACCAAAAACGTTGATAAGATCTTGCTCTGTCGTAATGTCGATAGGTTCATCAACAGGTCCAATGGAAAATGGTCCAGCAATTGCACCAATATTATCCAGTACATTATCAGCTCTTCCTACTGTTAAATCAACCTCCCTAACAAGCACGCCTGGAGATAATTGAGGAGTCGCCATGTTCTTCTCCGAAAACTCAGTTTAACTAAAAAATATTTATTAAAAAGTTGTTTTTCAGTGGGGAAACTGGACGTGAACTACCAATCTGGATATTGCCAATCTATAAATGGAGTTTTATTTTTTCTACTTTCAATAATTCTTTTTATTGTACAGTCCTTACATTCATATGAATATGATGATGCAACTGCTCCTCTATCTTTTCTCGTTCTATAAAAACTTTCTACTAGATTCTTTGTTTCTCCGCAAACTTTACATTTTCTATCTGTAAGTAACAGATGTCCAAGTTTTATTTGCTTATCTAGTTCCATTACATATAGTCCCACATATATGAACGATCTCCATATTCATCAGTAAACCACCTGTCTCCATCTTTATCTACAAAACTATCAGAATCTAAACCATCAGAGATAAATCCAAAAGGTGCCATATCTTGTTCAATTTGGTTTTTCTGCTCTTCATACAATCTCTTCCTAACGTCCTGGTCAGTAAGTTCCTTAAAGTAGTCTTGTGCTACCAACCAGGCATAGATGACAAGACACATTGCTAGGTCATCATTACACCCTTCCTCTGCCTCAAATGAATTGTGCTTTGAGATAAATGTAGTAAGTTCGCTAATAATATCATAATCATTGAAGATGAGTTTGTTTTCTTCAATCATTGTTTTGAGATTGAGAGATCCAACTTTTTTAACAGTCTTGGACATCTTCACTCCCAATTGAGTTTTCTTTCCAGAAAATCCTTGCCCTACAATTTGACCTGCTCTACCTCTCATGGAACACATGAGAAGATTTTGATATTCTAAATCGTATTGGAGAATACTTGCTACCTGATCTCCAATATCATTTACTTCACATAATATAAAAGCATTATTATAACTCTTTGCCATCTCATATATTATATTTGGAAAGAGCATAGGTTTAATATCATTATTTCGATACTTTGCAACAACTCTATGTGGAAATTGTGTGATGTCTACAACAACAAAAGCAGAATAGTCTTCACCAACTCCTCTAGCAACGTCAACAGTAATTACATAATCATGATTTTCTTCCGGATCAATATAAACATCTAATCCTTTACTTTGAGTTTTTGGTGCGTCATATACAAACGTTCTTAGTTTGCTTGGAGCAATCAGAGTATCAACAGAACCTAGAAATTCGCATTCAAACTCAACTTTGAATTGTTGTTCTGAGGTGTTTGCAATTGTCTGTTCTTTCCACTTTGAATCCCTACCAGGGACTTCACTCCAATGAACATCAGTTGGAATATATTCGTTCTTGCCTTTCTCCGCATCATGCCACATACGGTAGAAATGGTTCATACCATGTGGCGTTGAAACTATGATGACTTTTGTGCTTTTACCAGAAGTAATAGTAGGATAAACAGATGCAAAGAAGGAGTCAGCGATGTGATTAGGGACGAACGCGAACTCGTCGAGAAAGAGGATATTGAACGACATGCCTCGGACAGCACTCGCAGATGTAGAAGCTGCCAATATCTTACTGCCATTTTCTAACTCCAGTGAACCTTTATTCCATGATATGATACCCTGCTGCATCCATTTTGGCAGGTTTTCGTATGCAGTTTGTAACCTATCCAAAAGTTCTCTTGCAGTTGCTGCTTTGTTTGCAAGAATACCAATATTTACATTATCATTAAATACTGCATAGTGTAAAAGAAAAGAAACCACAGTGGTAGACTTACCAGTCTGACGTGGCATCTTACAGATATTGAATCTATGTTTGTGAAAGTTATCAATTAACTTTTCTTGAAAGTCATATGTTTTAAATGGTTGTAAACCTTTATCCAGTGTGACAATCTTTACATAGTTTTGTGCAAAATATACTGGATCATTCTTACATTTAATAAACTCCTCAATCTGTTCTTGTGTGAACTCAATCGGAGTATTTGCTTTCTTTAATAGTGGATTACCAAGATATACATCACTCATAAAAAATTACCTACTAATTTCTTCCCAGTCCATTGAAGCATAAACTTCTTCACTACTTGATATTGGAGATGCTGCGACAACAAGTGTTAGTTCATAAGAAGTTCCAGATAAACCATTTCTTTCTAACTGGAACTTGAATAGTGCTTCCTTAAGAATATCAATTGATGGAGAACCTTGATTTGCTGAATTAAAAAATCCAGAGGCTAATATTCTACCTCCAGTTATGCCAGTTCCATTCAGTTTGTACTCAACCGCACTATCAACACCAGCACTCGTCCAGGTTCCTCCAGTAGTAGTTCCTGATGCTCTCATCTGCCAATTATAATTGATGCCATTATTAACTCCCATCAAAGAAATAGCCGTTAAAATTACAATAGCATCTAAACGATCTGGAGAGGATTTCAATCTTATACTAATTATTGGATAAAAAGTTCCAGCAGTACTAAGAACATATGGTGATGTAATTGGTGTTCCTACAGCTTGTTGTAATCCACGCAACTCATAACCACCTTCAGAAATTACAGTAGAACAAACTTGTTTGAGAGTGCTGCTACTTGTGGTAATACCTGTATTGGCAATCTCATATCTTAGAGGAAGTGATGCTGTTGTAATATAAGTTGATTCAATTAAGTTTGCGTGGTGGAATGAATGGCAATGAATCATTACTCCATTAATTACAAATCCCATTCTGACTGTACCAAGTCCTAACCACTCAATATCCATCCAAAGAATTTGTGCTTTGGTTTTATCTAAAGTAATTCCAGAAGGTCCAGTACCATCTAACTTATCAACATTCCAATTTTCTTGTGCTACTCTT